AAACAAAATAATTTTATTATATTCCCATCATGGTTATCCCATGGTGTACCACCTAACAGAACCGATAGAGTAAGAAAAGCACTGGGTGTAAATGCTTTAACTAAAGGTACTTTAGGAGACAGAGAAACAATATCAGAAATAATATTTGGCCGTTATGTATAAAGAAAAAATTGAATATGAAGTACTAGAGTTATTCCCAACCCCAGTTTTCACAACATCTTTACCTCTACAATATGCTGGGATAACAGAATGGTTCTATAAACAAGAAATGTTAGGAGATAGTGATGATAAAGATACCCCGGGAGTAGATGCTACAAATTATGGGGAAAGGTCCAAAAATTCATATATATTAGATGAACCAGAATGTAAAGATTTAAAAACCTTTGTATTAGGTTTATCTAAAACCTATGGAGATATGTTGGGATATGATTATGAAACCTATAAATTTGGACAATCATGGACATCTTACAAACACCCCGGACAACAACATGTCCAACACACCCACCCTAATAGTTTAATGTCTGGGGTACTTTATTTTGGACAACCTGAAGAAAAAACACCCGCAATTAGATTACATAAAATAGCAAGTGGATTTAATACTTCATATATTTCTCCTAAAAAAGTACTAGATAAAAGAGAATTAAAGTATGCTTGGGAAGAGTTTAACCTAGAATTTTCACCCGGTTTATTAATTATATTCCCATCCCATTTAACCCATTCAGTTCCACTAAATAAAACAGATTCTACACGTTGTAGTTTAGCATTTAATGTTGTTCCTACAGTAGGGTTTGGGGAAGAAACTAGCTTAACAGAATTAAAGTTTTAATATGAATCAAGGATATACCTATCAACCTAAACAAACAGTTACACAACAAAAAAAACTAAAAACTACTACTGGGGAGAAATATTTTATTTGGCATATCCAAGGTGGTTTAGGTAAAAATATTGCGGGTTCAGCTTTAGTAAAAACTATCAAGGAAACCTATCCCGATAGAAAACTTATTATGGTTACTTCTTTTCCTGAAATATATTTAAACAACCCCCTTGTAGATAGAGTATACCAATTAGGTCAATCCCCATATTTTTACCAAGATTATATTGAGGGGAAAGATGTAATTATTTCAAAACATGAACCATATCACCAAACAGCACATATTACTAAGGAAAAACATTTATTAGAAAATTGGTGCGATTTAATGGGGTTAAAATATAATGGTCAATTACCTGTAATTATACCTAACTACCCACAAAGTATGTTACCATCATTGTGGAATAAACCTAAACCTATAATGGTGATTCAATCTGGTGGTGGTCCGATGGAAGGTCAAAAACATTCATATTCTTGGACAAGAGATATACCTATAGAGGTAGCACAGCAAATTGCAGATAAGTTTTCTCAACAATATCACGTTATCCAAATTACAAGACCAGATGGGTATGAACTAAAAAATGTAGAAAGAATAGACATGAAAATGTCTAATATAGAATTATTTTCACTATTAGTTGCATCTAAAAAACGTGTTTTAATTGATTCAAGTTTACAACATGCATCTGCTGCTTTAAATATAAAATCCACAGTACTATGGGTAGGTACTTCACCTAAAGTATTTGGGTATAAACTACACAACAATATAGAGGCAAATTTACCTAAACGAGCTAATCAACTTATAGGCTCCTATACATTCGACTATCAATTTGAAAATAACTTACATGAATGCCCCTATATGAATGTAGGGGAAATATTTGATATTAATAATGTGTTAAATAATATATAATGAATCAAAAAATATTTTATCAATCCTCTCTTCCAAGAGCAGGTAGTACCTTACTTCAAAATATAATGGGACAGAATCCATTATTTCATGTTACCCCAACTTCGGGTATGATAGACATGATGTTAGGAACACGTATTGGATATAATGGGAATACTGAAGCAAAGGCGGGAGATAAAGACAAATGGCGTGAAGGATTTTATGCATATTGTAGAGAAGGATTTAAAGCCTATGCTCAAGTATTTACAGATAAAACTTATATTTTAGATAAAAATAGAGCATGGGGTTCATATTACAACCTACTTAACGAAATAAACCCAAACCCTAAAATTGTATTTATGGTTAGGGATTTAAAAGCTGTGTTTGCTTCTATGGAAAAAAAATTTCGAGCTAATCCTGATATGGATGGGGGAGAAATTAATAATGAAACCTTAGCTGGAATTACAACTCAAAAACGTATAGAAATGTGGGCGGGGGGTCATCCTATAGGATATGCTGTACAAAAATTACAACAATCTATTTTAGATAAAACAGCTCAAAATTTCTTATTTATTAGATACGAGGACCTATGCACTAACCCAGAACCACAGTTAGATTCTATTTACAATTTCTTTGGGTTAGAACCATTTAAACATAATTTCCAGCATATACCCCAAATAACCGTTGAAGATGATACTGTACATGGTATTTACGGTGACCATACAATTAGAAATACATTAGGTATGTTACCCGATGATTCTAAAGAAGTATTAGGAGAAAATACATGTAAAGAGATATATAATAACTTTAAATGGTATTTTGATACCTTCAATTATAATTTATGATATACTGGTTTACAGGACAGCCTGCACATGGAAAAACTATATTAGCAAAAAAATTAAGCTACTGGTTAACCGAAAATAAACACACCCTTCCTTTTATGATAGACGGGGATGATATGCGAGAATTATTTTCAAATAAAGACTATTCAATTAAAGGGAGAGTAGAAAATGTAGGAACAGCTCAACGAATAGCTCACTATTTACATAATCAAGGTAAGGATGTAATTGTAGCACTTGTATCACCTTATATAGACCAACGAGAAGATTTTAAAGCCTTATTAGGTGACAATATTAAAGAAATTTATGTCCACACTTTAGAATCAAGAGAACGTGACCACTTTAAGGCAATTTCATATATTCCACCTCAAGATACCTTTATTGACATAGACACTACTAATGATTCACCAGAAGAATCACTTAAAAAAATAATAAATGAAATATAGCTTATTTATAGGCAGATGGCAACCTTTACATGATGGGCATTTATGGTTAATCAACCAACGTTTAAAAGAAGGTAAAAATGTTTGTTTAGCTATTCGAGATGTTGAGCCTAACGATAATCAACCTTGGACTGCTAAAGAAATCGAAAAAATGGTACATGAAGGCCCTCTCAAAGATTTAATAGCTGATAAAAAAGTAATCACTACTATTATCCCCGACATTGAATCAGTTAACTACGGTAGAGGAGTAGGATATGAAGTAATAGAACACGTTCCACCAGAAGAAATAGGTGATATATCTGCTACTAAAATTAGAGAACAAATGAGAAAAGATGGTAAGTTATAAAAGACACTTATTAAAAACTATAACTTGGCGCATAGTAGGTACCATAGATACCGTTATATTATCTGGGGTTTTAACAGGTAGTTGGGTTATGGGGCTTACAATAGGTGGAGTTGAAATAATAACTAAAATGGTATTATATTTTTTCCATGAAAGAGCATGGTATAAGTTTTCTTCATTTGGTTTAAAAAAGAAATAATATTTATCATTAAACACTTTATATGAGTTGGAAATATAAATCCCACGAAATAAGTGACATAACTCAATTCCCCAACAAAACATTTGGTTTTGTTTATATCAACACACACATACCATCTGGTAAATCTTATATTGGAAAAAAGGTATTATTCCACAATAAGAAACAGAAGTTAGGGAAAAAAGAGTTAGCTAACCTACAAGGTGTAGTTGGCCGTCGCCCTTCATACAAATTAATAGTTAAGGAATCAGATTGGTTAAATTATCATGGTTCCCAAGCTGAAATTAAACAATTACTTTTAGAAGGTAAAAAAGATGAATTTGAACGTACTATATTAAAAATGTGTCCTGATAAAAAATCAATGACATACTTTGAAGTTAAATATCAAATGATATATCAAGTACTAGAAAAACCAGATGAGTTTTTTAATGACAACATTTTGGGTAAATTTTTTACAAAAGATTTTAAGGAAATTGACTTTGAAGACTTTTTGAAATCCCAAAAATAAGTTCGTATATTACCATTTATGGTAAATCAGCTATTAGTTCATTTGGTAAACTCCGTATTGGGGTCAGGCAAACAGACAGCACGTAACAACTATGCTTACCACTGTCCTTTTTGCCATCACCAAAAACCTAAAATGGAGGTAAACCTAACAGAAAACCGTGAGGGTAAAAACCCATGGCATTGTTGGGTTTGCGATAAAAAAGGTAATACTTTATATCAATTATTTAGACTAATGAAAGCCCCTGCTGAAAAAACTACAGAGGCTAAATCCCTAATTTCTTCTTCACGTTCTATAAAAACCACCAAAGTTGAATATAGTATAGCATTACCTGACGAATATATAGCCCTATCTACCGGTAATTTAAGCGATATATCTGCTAGACACGCGATGGCATACTTAAAACGTAGAAACATTAGTAAATACGATATTCTAAAGTATAATATGGGTTATTGTAAAAATGGTAAGTATAAAAATATGATTATACTCCCAACTTATGATGAAGATGGTAGTTTAAATTATTTCACAGGCCGTTCATTTGAAAAAGACCCCTATGTAAAATATCGCAATCCCGAAGCATCAAGAGATATTATTCCTAATGAGCATTTGATTAATTGGGAAATTCCCATTATATTATGTGAAGGAATATTTGATGCAATTGCTATTAAGCGAAACGCTATACCATTGTTGGGTAAAAATATCCAAAGTAACTTAATGAAACGTATAGTTACTTCAATCGTAGATAAAATTTATGTTGCATTAGATAAAGATGCAATTAAACAAGCTTTACGCTTTTGCGAAATGTTAATGGCAGAAGGTAAAGAAGTATATCTTGTTGATTTACAAGATAAAGACCCAAGTGAGATGGGCTTCGTTAATTTCACTAAATTAATACAAACAACTTTTCCATTAACCTATTCAGGTTTAATGGAAAGAAAATTATCCTTATGATTAAAAAATCATACCAAAGATTACTTGAAATTTCAGATGATTACCAACAAGTTACGATGCCCGACTCCCGGTATTATCGCAGAAATGGAAACTATTATCCTTCCGTTACCCATGTATTAAGTTCTTACCCTAAAGGTAAGTTTTTTGAAGATTGGTTAAAAAAAGTAGGATATAGTGCTGAATGGATTGTTAAAAAAGCAGCTGAAGAAGGCACCCTTGTTCATGAAATGATTGAAGATTGGTTAAATGGTAAAGAACTTAAGTTTTTACATGATAACGGTAATCCTAAAATGCCCCCTCATGTGTGGCAGATGTTTTTACGTTTTGTAGATTTTTGGGAAACATATAACCCAACATTAATAGAAGCAGAAGTACATCTCTTTTCAGATGAAATAAAAGTTGCAGGGACCTGTGATTTGGTATGTGAGTTAGAAATAGATGGGAAAATGGAACGTTGGATTATCGATTTTAAAACATCTAATCACTTACAAACAACGTATGATTTACAGGGAGCGATATATGCTCAATGTTATGAAGAATGTTATGGTAAAAAAATTGATAGAGTTGGTGTTTTATGGTTAAAATCTAAATCAAGAGGTGAAGATAAGACTGGAAAACGTTTAAAAGGTAAAAATTGGGAAGTATATGAATCCCCTCGTACACAGAAACAAAATATAGAAATATTTAACCATGTTAAGGCATTGTTTGATATTGAAAACCCAAAACCAACCCCATATACCAACACCTTCCAAACTATATCTAAAAGAAAAGTATAATTTTTTAAAAATAACCGCGTCTCTATTTGGTTACGCGGATTTTTTTTCGTATATTTATATTATAATAAAAATAAAGGTTATATTTATAATAAACTATTTTCTATGATTAGTTTAATGCAATTACTAAATGAATCCCAAGGTAGCCCAAAAGCAATTATCTTAGCAGGTGCCCCAGGTGCTGGTAAAGGGTACGTTTTAAAAGGATTAGATTTAGGTGGTTTAAAAGTAATGAATATTGATAGTATATTTATTGATAAGCTAAAAACAGCAAACGTTACTTTAGACTTAAAAAATGCAACCCCTGAAGAAAGAAGCAAGCAAGCTAAACAAATGGCAGCCGCCAACAAGGAATTTAAAGGTGACATACAATCAACAATAGAAGGTAAAGAATCATTTATATTAGATGGAACTGCAGCTTCATTAAAGCAAACCTCAGAATTAAAAATCCAATTAGAAGAAGCAGGATACGATGTATTTATGCTTTATGTTTATACTGATTTAGAACGTTCATTATCTCAAAACAATGATAGATTTGAAAAATCAGGAGGTGAAGATAGAAGTTTAGCACCCGCTATTGTAATGCGTACTTGGATGAATGTAACTAAAAATTATGAACCTTATAGTGATATGTTTGGGAATAATTTTGCATTAGTAGCCAACACATTAGAAGATAAAATGGATAATGTAGAAGATATTATTAAAAAATATTTAGATCCATTTAGACCCCAAGGAACAAAACCCAAAACACCAGCTCAAAAAGAAAAAAGTGATAAATCATATGCGGAAATGAAAACTGACCTTAATAGCCTATTAAAAGGCGATTTTACCTCAGATAGTTCATCTAAAGAAGAAGCACAATCTAAAATATCACAATTCCTCAATTCATGAATGAATTAACAAAACATCTAACTAAAGATCTTTTAGAGCAATCCCAAAAAACAATAGCTGTTTATGGTGGTGGGTTTAAACCTCCAACTAAAGGGCACTTTGAAGTTGTAAAACAATCATTAGACGAAAACCCAGAAATAGATGAATACATAATATATGTGGGTAAAGCAGAACGTGATGGGATAACTTTAGAAGATTCACTTAAAGTATGGGATATTTATAAGAATTATCTCCCATCTAAAGTTAGAATAGAAAAATCTATTCAACCCCCAATTAAGTCTATATATGATTACGCTAAAGAACACCCACAAGATGAAGTACTATGGGTTATAGGTGCTAGAGAAGAAAATGAAGATGATTTTGCCGATATTGCCTCACGTACTAAGGCAATAACAAAATACCCTAATTTAGAACTACGTACAATTATAACTAAAGGTGGTGTTTCAGGTACTGCTGCACGTAATGCTTCTAAAGTATCACCTGAAAAATTAAATGACTTTATTCCTGATTTTTTATCTTCACAAGAAAAGAATGATATATTTGTTATATTAAATAATAAAGTAAGTGAAGTAAAACAACTTAATGAACATGCTTCCTATACTGATTCTATAGACATAGCAGAAAAAATAGCTAAATTAACTAAACATATGTTAGATAAGGGAATGAATATCAAACCCTTACCTACTATGGAATTTATAGATGGTGATTCAAATAATGCTAAAGAATTTTTAGGTAAAACTGCATATTACGATCCAGATAAAATGCATATTGTATTATATACTGAAGGTAGACACCCTAAAGATATAGTAAGATCATATTCCCACGAAATGATTCACCACATTCAAAATTTAGAAGGACGTTTAGGTAATATTACTACAACAAATACGACCGAAGATGATTATTTAACCCAATTAGAAGCTGAGGCTAACTTAAAAGGTACAATGACATTTAGAGGTTGGACTGATAGTTTAAATGAGTCAATAGTAGGTGAAAAAATAGTATGCGATAATTGTGGTTGGAGTTGGGACATAGCTGATGGAGGAGACGATATGTTTACTTGTCATAAATGTGGTAGTGAAGATAATCAACCTATAGTTGAAAAAAAGAATAAAGACCCGTTTGGTTTAAATGCTTATGCTGCTGAATTAGGTAGGTTAAGAGAAGATGAACAAGATTATAAAATCTATGTTGACATGGATGGGGTTATAGCAGATTTTGAAGAACGTTTTAGAGATTTATCTGGGATGGAACCTAGGGAATTTCAATCTAAATATGGAAAAAACGCATTTTGGGATTTTATAGATGAAGGTGATAATAAAATTAAATTTTGGGTTGGTATACCCCCCATGGAAGGTGCAAGTCAATTAATAAACTACGTGTCTAAACACGATTATGTCATGTTAACCGCCCCATCAATAAAGAAACAATCCCGTTTAGGTAAATCTCTTTGGATTCGAAATCATGTAGGTAAAATATTCCCTTCTAAACCTACAGTAATATTTAAATACGCTAAAGAAAAACATAAAGTAAAACCCTCTTTAACTGAAAAAGATATACTCATAGATGATAAATCATCTACAATAGATAATTGGACTACCGCAGGAGGAACTGGTATATTATATACCTCAGCGGGACAAGCAATAGCAGAATTAAAAAAATTAGGTTTGTGAAAAAAAATGTTTTAAAAAAAGACTTTAAAAAACAAGACGTAGAACGTATTCGTAATCTTGTACAAGGGAAATATGGTGAAAAAACACGATCTAGTGTTGGTTTTTCTAAAAAAGAGGAATTTCATCAAGAAGGTGATATTTGGGAAACTGATGGTCGCACTTGGACCATTAAAAATGGTATTAAACAAAATGTTACTAAATTAGATAAAGCTAAAAAAGCTCATTTAATGCCTCTACTTTGTCCTAAATGTAGTAATGTAATGAAAAAGAAAGTAGATAAGCAATTTTATAATATCCATAAAATATGTTTTGATTGTGTTATTGATATGGAACACGAACTTAAAAAACAAGGTAAGTTTGAAGAATATGAACGTACAATACATAATAGTGAAATTGATAATAAAATAAAAGAATATAAACTCTGGGTTAATGAAAAAATGAATGAATCAAATGAAGGGTTCATTTCAGAAGCAGGAGATATAGAACGTTGGAAAGGAAAAGCAAATAAAGAGAAAGTTGCTGACGGTATTAATGAAGTTGTTCAATATTTAGAAAGTTTAAGAAAATAATATATTATTTAAATTAGGGGTAGTAGCATCCATAGAAACGCTATTAAGTACATATTTATACGAAATATCAAAAAACTAGTCATGAGAGATAATTTTAATGTACACGAGTGGAGAATAAGTAAAATTCGTGAAGAAAATGAACAGAATATTAAAAACCTTAAAAAAGGTGACCGTGTAAGATTTAAAGCTGATTCTAAAGTTATTTGGAATATTCTAGGTGTTCAAGGTGATACTTACCGTATTAACCAACAAGGTGAAAGAAGCATATCTTATCAACCTATAGCTTTCCTTCATAATATGATTTCAACTGGTAAGGCATCTATAGACCAAAATGAATCCCTAAACTTAGAAGAATTACAAGACTTTGATAATAAAGGATATAAAGTAGCAAAAGAACTTATTGATAAATTAAGAGCAACTACATTTAAAAAATTCAATGATGATGAGTTAGAAGAATTTAGAAAAACAATAGCTAATGCTTTCGATTTTGATCTAAGGGAATCTATAAGTGAAAACTTTGATAAAGTCTCAGGTGGTTATCCCTATAGAATGGAAGGTAATAAAGCAGTTATTACTGAACCTATGGATGATGCCACTAAAGAACGTATGATGAAACGAGCTGAGAAATATGGGTATAGTGCTTCACCCAATATGGCAGGAGGAGTAACTATTAGAAAAGATGGCTTAAAAGAAGATAATTTACTTAAACAAGATGCATTATCCCCCGCAGAATATCAAAATGCTAAAAAATTAAAAGGATTTGATCCTAAAAATTATATGTGGGATAAAAAACAAGATCTCCATTTAATTAGAAAAATGAATGAAGACAAAGGTACTTTAAACAAAATAGCAGATATACTAGGTGATAAATTTGATGATTTAAATTTTGATGTAAACGAAAAAGCAGATCGTATTGACGTTCGTGGTTCACAACAAGATTTAGCTAACTTTGGAGACAAATCACATGGTAAAAAAATATATGGTTACGAAGTATTTGCTACAGATGACGATGATAGAGGAGAAATAGTTCGTATCGTTAAATCCGATAAATTAAAAGAAGGCGACGGTTTATGGGCAAATATTAGAGCAAAGAAAGCTCGAGGTGAAAAACCGGCTCGTAAAGGAAGTAAAGCCTACAAAATTGCTAAAAAAGCAGGAGATAAAATTAACAAAGAAAAATAAATTAAGATTATGAAAAAAATATTATTATCAATTATTGCAACTGTAATGTTATTTGGTTGCGCATCTAAAACAACCACTAAAAAAGTAGAATCTGATCCCGTAACTGTAACAATGAAAGTTGTAAATAGTACTGATGCTGATTTTGTAGTTAATTGTTCTTGGTGTGTAGACAAAAAAGATCAAACTACTATAGTTAAAGCCGGTGAAAGTTATTTATTACAATCTAATACACACGATGCAAGTGGTACAGTATTTACTATCCACCCTAAACCACCAACTACAGTTACTCAACCCGACCCTAGTGAGGGAACTTTTCAAATGACATATGGTTATTGGAATGGAGCTGCTCATGTCACTTGTGATGATATTTGCAATAATTCAAACCCAACAGAAAAAATACATTACACAGGATGTAACTGGGTATTTGATGCCGAGTTTGAAGGCGGAAATAAAGGAATAAACAGTACTGTAACATTTACAACCAAAGCGTTTACTAAATAAATAAATTAAAAAAAAATGAAAAAACTATTATTACTATTATTAGTAACTTTAGTAGGTTGTCAAACTACTCCTGAAGTTACAAAACGAATTCGTTACAATGCTAATAGCCCTGAGGCTGTAGTACATTTAGAAGCTATGGATAAAGCTTTTGGTATCATGAAAACATTAGATTGTGATGACCCAAGAAGCTGGTACTACCAAGGTAGTATACACTGGATACCAGATAGTATTCCAAATAATCAATTATGTAATTCATACTCTTCATCAGAAACCGATTTAAAACTTGCTTGGGATAACTGTACACATTCAGAGGCACATGCTGAAGAAGTACATTTTTTAGCTTGGCATAGAATTTATATTTATCATTTAGAAGAAATTATACGTGAATTATCTGGTATGGATGAGTTTGCTTTACCTTATTGGGCGTATACAAATAATAATCTTGCAGATAAAATAATGCCTGAAATATTTAGGGATTCAACCTCTAATTTATTTGAACCCGCTCGTTGGGCTAAGTTAAATCAAGGTTTACCTATTAACCCTAAAACAGCAGGTTCTGCTTTAGATTTAACGGTATTAATGCAGTATACTGATTATAAACTATTTAATTCTAATGCTGATGCAGCTCCTCATGGGTTTATGCATGGTTATATAGGTAATGCTAATAAACTTAGAAGCCCGGGGTATGATAATATAATTACTCAAGATAATACTAGAACAGGTTTAATGGGGATTGTACCAACAGCCGGATTTGATCCTATATTTTGGATGCACCATTCAAACATTGATAGAATTTATCAACAGTGGACTAATTCTAAAAACGGAACTTTAATTACTGAGCAAATGTTAGACAACCCAGCTTGGGGTTATGTTTTCTTTAATGGAAAAGGTAAAAAAGTAGAATATACTATGGGTAGGTTAAGAAAAGTACTTTATTCCCTAGATTATAATTTTGATGATACTAAAGTATACGAAAAACCGGGTGTTGTACCTAAGGTAAGAGATATTATATTACAAGATGAAATAATACCTAACCCTTCAATTCAAGTATCTAGTACATTAGTGTCCTTAGGTTCACTTGAAACACCTAAAGAATATAAAGGTAAAAGACAAATTATTGAAATTACAGTAGCATTCAATGTTGAACCTGCTGGTATTTGGACAGTATCTGACAATGAAAATACACTGGGGTACATGACATTTTTTGGAGCAACACACCATGCGGGACATTCAGATATGTCAAATATGCCGGGTATGAAAACTACAAAAACATTTAAATATGAAGTAGCTACATCTGATTTACATAATTTAACAATTAAAGAAAATGGTATAAGCGAATCAGAATTTGAAGTAATTAAATTAGATTTATATAGCCTATGAAGTATGTAATTATATTATTATCGTTTTTAACTATAGGCTGTGGTTCTTATACTACTACCTCGTATCGCCCTAAAATTCAAAGCATACTAGCAATTACTGAGGTTGGAGATACCATTTCAGTACCTTATAGAGATTTTATTAGAGATAAACATGACACTTATACAAGATTTAACTACAATAATAATTGGTACTGGAACAACTGGAGATACGACAATAATTGGAGATGGAATCAGTGGTGGTTATACTCCAACAATGGGTGGGGTAATAATTATTACAATTATAACTCTGGGAGTAATATCCCTTATGTTAAGTATAAGCAAAAACCAAAACCCGTCTTAACCCCTACACGTCCTAAAATAGATAAACCACGAGTAAGAATAAATAATCCAAGAGGTTCAAATAATAATTATAGGACTTCACCACCTCAAAGAAATAATACCCCCTCTAGAACACAAACTACACCCAACGTTCAAACGCGGGTTAACGTAGGTCGTAACTCTAATGGTGGAAAACGTAATAACCAATAACCTCCCAATATTTATAACTAAAAATACATCTTAATGGCTGAATTTAACTATAACGAGTATATAAAAAATAATCCTTTACTACAAGAAGAAGTAAAGGAACAATTACTCACCGAATCACAAGAAGTAAGCGAAGAGGCTCCTTCTAAAAAAACAACTAAATCTGAATTAAAAGCAGAAATTAAGGAATTAATTTTAGCATCTCTCCAAGAAGAAGAAGTTGAAGAAGGATATGGCAATAAGGATGGTGATAAAGATGATTCACCAACTGAAAAAGAAACCGAAAAAATGAGGTTTAAAGAAGATGCCAGAACTGATGCTGAAGAAGAAGGATATAAAGATGGGATGGAAGACGAAAAAGAAGATTCTGAAATTGAAGTAGATCTTGACCCCGTTGTAGATTCTGGATTATCTAAAGATGAGATGGAAATTCAAAACGCACTTAAAATAGCTTACGATAATGCTCTTGCAATTGGTGATCAAAAACTAGCAGATCAAATTGGTAATTCAATTACATTCTTTACTAGAACACATATTGTAGAAAGATAACATGTTAAACGAGCGTAAATTATCAGAAACAGAACTGGATACACGCGTTGGGTCAGTCAAAGGACTATTAAAAAACAAACGTTCTCTAGTTAAAAAGTATGGTAAAGATGCTGAAAAGGTTATGTACGGTATCGCTACCAAACAAGCTAAGAAAAAAGTAGAAAATATGAACTTAGATAGAATTAAAGATATGGTAGAAGCTGCCCTTAAAAACCCAGATGCTGCCGACTTAAATAAAGACGGTAAATTGTCTGGTTATGAAAAGAAACGTGGTGCTGCTATTGAAAAAAATACAACGGATGTGAGTGAAGCATTAACTGATAATCAAAGAGAGGGTTTAATGGACCTACAAGATATATTAGATAGAGCTGCTCAGTTAGGAGAAGAAGCTAAAGAAGTAATAGCATCCCATTTTCCCGAAGAATTAGTAAGAGCAGAAGCATATGATGTATTTAACTTTGGTAGTAGTACAAACCAATATGATACTACATTAGAGTCTTTAATAAGTGATATAGAACAAGAATCTGAAGAAGAAGATTTAGATGAGAACTCTATAAATGAACAGCTCAACCCAGAAGTATCTAAAAAAGTCAACCAATTCATTAAAGCAATGGCTAAGAGATATGGATATGAAGAGCAAGATGCTGTTCATGCTATCATGTCAGCTTTAAAACAAAGAAAATTTGATTTAGGTTTAAATGAAGTGGACAATAGCGATATGGCTATGAAGTTAAGAGCAGATAAGATTAATAAAGCTAAAGCTAAACACCCAGACACTAAATTCGCTGTAGGTAAAGAGAATAACATCCAAAGAGATGCTAAAATAAAAGAACTTGAAGCTAAAAGAGCTCAGATAATGAGGGACATGGAGCAGGAAGCTGAACCAGAAGGTGGTAAGATAGCAGATAAATATGGATCTGAATTAAATAAAATAGATCAAGTACTTCTTAAACTTAGAGGAACTAAGAATGTAAGCGAAGATGAAGAAGAAGATGCTCGTAATGACGCAGATTATGAAGCAGGTTGGAGTGATGACCCTAGGTTAGATGAAGATATAGACATTGGACATCAAGATGATGAACCACAAATGTTAAAATCAGATTTATATCGCATTGCGAAATACTCAGCTGAACTTTATAAAATGATAGATACCTATGATAATATGGAGCAGGAAGTTGATTTTCCCCATTGGTGGCAAGCTAAAGTAATTAAAGCACGTGACTTAATGGTAGGTGCTAAACACTATTTAGATGGTGAAGAAAAAGTAGATCAAATTGATGCTATGTTAGATCTTCCTGTTGAAGAAGATATAGAATTATCAGACAAGGAAATGGAAACACTCCATAAAGATGGCTCCATTGAAAAAAACGATACTAAGGTATCATATAAAATTAATAAAGAGGAATTAAAACAAAAGATTAAAGAAAAGCTTACAAAATCAACCTCTGTAAAAAAATATATTGACGATTTTAAAAAGTCTGATGCACCACAATTTAAAGGTAAATCCAAAGATAAAAAACGTCAAATGGCAGTAGCTGCTAAACTCTCAAAACAAAATGACTAATGACAGCAGCCGAATTAAAAGACAAAATCAAATCACTTGTAAAACAAGTATATAAAGATAAATCAAAAATTGACGATGCTGCTTTAGCATATGATGAGCTTACTAAATTCCCTGAATTAAAAGTAATTATAATTGATTTATTAACTGAAGATTTTGATAAATTTTTAGAATCCATTGATTGGATCGCTCCTCGTCCTACTACCTTTCGTATTAACTTATTAAACGGGCAAAACTTTACATTAGAATACCACGAAAGAAGTTGGGTTTGTAAAGTAGAAGGTAAAAAATATTACCTATTAAATTTAGATGAAGAAGAACGTGCTTCTCAATCAATTTCTCGTATATTAACATACGGAGCAAATACAACTACTGGAGAAAGTGGTGCTGACGTTGAAGGAGCTGAAGAAATAGAAACTGAAACTGAAGAAATAGAAGAGGTATAATGAACATTTTTGATAAATTTTTTAATAAATTTGCTTATAAATTTGATAAAGGATATCCTGACATGAATAATAATCAGGATGTTGTTCTTCTTGAATCTATATTAAAGGAATTAGGTATAAATTTAAAGGAAGGGGATGCTGAGGATGGTATAAATATTCTTAAAAAAGAATTTGAGTTTGGGGATGAGGATTTTAAAAAAGTATCTGGGAATAGGTATAAAATATTAGTCCCTAGATCAGAACGTTTTGGTTACGCCCAAAAAATAGATGCTTTAGAAGATTTTTTATTTGACCCTAACGCTAAGGGATCTTCAATGGGTGCAGTATTATATAAAAGTGCAACCTTCCTATTAAAACCTTCAAATGCACAAGGTAGAGCATCAGCGGGTACAGAAAATGAAGATATTTTAGAAAATGAATTGAAAAAATACCTTGAAGATGGTTCTAAAAATATAGTATTTGTAGGTTCAAATAAAAACTATGTTACTAAAGGGATTAAAGATGTAGTGGGTGTAGGGTATGATGTTGCTGGAGGGAAAAAAGCAGATGTTGTACTAAAAGGTGATAAAGACTACCCAATATCTATTAAAAAGGATAATGCTGGTTTCTGGGAAAGTTCAGATTCTAGGTATAAAGATGTAGTTGCTAAACTATCTGAAAAAATTAAAAATGGTGATTTTTCTCCTAAATTAACATTTAAACCCTTTACTGATAAGTTAGGTAATCAAAAAGAAGGTATTAACATTATGTATAATGAAGAAACCGATAAAAAGGTAACAGGTATTATCGTAACTGATTTACCCTCTAAAGATGAAGAATCTATTATATTTGGTTCAGATGGTGCTGTAGTAATTTATAGAACATATTCCCCAAAGGATTTTAGTTTAGAAGGTGATACTGTAAGAGTTGAAGTTTCTAAAATCGTTGAAAATTTGGATGATATAGAAGCTTTTAACTTAGAACCAGTACTAAATATTAGACATGATTCCACTAGAAATTCAACTGGGGGGTTAAGAGCTACAGTACAACCTGAAAGTTTACTATACAGAAATGGTAAATTAACAGGGGATAAAATTGAATTGTCGTATAACGAAATAATTAAATAATTATGTGTAAATGTGGCTGCGGAACATGCGAAACTAAAATACAAGGACCTTTACTTACTGAAAGTAAAGTAAAATCTTTATTATCTGAAGGTCTAAACCATCATATTAGTAATGCAATTCCATTACATGAAACCATATATAGATATGGCTCAATAAAACATTTATCTTTAATTAAAGAAGCACGTAAATTATATTCACGTAATGTAATTGACTTAAACGAACATGATGTTGAATTAATAAAAACACATTTAGGTGAATGGGGTCTATATGAAGGTGAAAGTATACCTTTAGATTTACCTATGCTAAACGAAAGAGAAGATGCTTTAGGTATCTACGATGACAATAAAGGAAATTCAGCTTCTATTAATAGAGCACGTGTTGGGTTTATGGCTGATATAGATGGTGAATACGATTTTCAAATAGGTCCTGCAGCAACAATGAAAGAACTAATTAAAATGTTAGCTGATGAAGGATTTACACAAAAAATATTTGAAGCCCAATTTAAGGGTAAAGATGTTTCATTAAACAAACCAAAACGTGGTGGTTCAAAAGCATACTATGTTTACGTTAAAGACGGAGACAAAGTTAAAAAAGTATCATTTGGTTCTGGTGGTTTAAGAGCAAAAATAAACAATAAAGATGCACGTAGCGCTTTTGCTGCACGTCATAATTGCGATAAGAAAAAGGATAGAACCACAGCTGGTTACTGGTCTTGTAATTTACCACGTTATGCCAAGGCTTTAGGGTTAGGTGCTAATAAAAATACTTTTTGGTAAAATGAAAGGATGCCCAAGATGTAAAAATACAATGTCCTATATATCCTCATCTAATGGAGAATATTGGAAATGTAGAAGTTGTTATTATATAGTTATAACATGAATACCTATGTAGATACTTCTAATATAAGAACATTCTCTAAAGATGTAGATGAAATGGAACTTATTTGGCATACGGATAATGAAGATAGAGATATTGAGGTATTAGAAGGTGAAGGGTGGCAATTCCAACGAGATAATGAATTACCTTTGGTACTTAAAGAAGGGGATCGTATATTTATACCACGACATCAAGTTCATAGGGTAATAAAAGGTGAAACTGATTTAAAAATAAAAATAAAAAACTTATAGACAGATTCATAGCCTGTCGCGATTAAAAAATAAAATGACATCTGTGGCGTCTCCTTTGGAGATGCCATTTTCAATTCGTATATTTAATAGTTAAACAAATAATAAATGTCTAAAAACATAGTAATGATTGGTGCAGGAGTAGCAAATGTAAATGCTGCTACTAAGTTAGTTGATAATAACTTTGATGGTAAAATTACCATTATTGATATGGGTAAAAATTCATATGAAAGGCCATATGAAGATGTAATGACCGGGTTCTTAGGAGCTGGTGGTTGGTCAGATGGTAAATTAACATATCATACCGCAATTGGTGGTCAACTAACAAAATATACAGGTGACGAAAAAGCAATGGAATTAATGGATCAAGTGATTACTAATTTTAAACGCTTCCACCCTAAACCAGAAGAAGTACAAGTCTCTAACCCTATAGCTGAACCCGATTTTATTAAACCACACTTTGGTTTACGTTTATTTCCTGTATGGCACGTTGGCACAGATTATTTACACGAAATTGGTAAAAATTGGTTCGATTATTTAGAATCAAAGGGTGTTGAATTTATTTGGGAAACCAAAGTATCAGATATTGATTTTGATACAAACAACATCCGCGCTCGACTATTAGATGGAGGTGAAGAAATTAATATTAATTACGATGAACTTATATTTGGTGTAGGTAAATCAGGTATTGATTTTGGTAAACAGCTAGCTGAAAAATACAACTTACCAACTGAAGCTAAATCAGTACAAATTGGTGTGCGTTTTGAAGCACCACAGGAACATTTCCAAAAATTAATAGATGTATCTTACGATTTTAAACTTTATCGCAAATTTGAGGATGAGGGCGTATCGCTTCGTTCATTCTGTACTAACAATAATGCAGCTTATGTGGCCGTAGAGCAAACATATGGAGATCATAGTTACAATGGTCATGCTAAAAAGGATGAAGCATTCCGTAATGATATGACCAACTTTGGTATATTAATGGAAATTAAGGGCATTGAAAAACCGTTTGACTGGTCAAGAAATGTAGTACAATCTATAAACAAAGAAGGTACTGGTTTATATTATAGCCCAACTCGTAAACCTTCTACTACATCTGAAGGTATAGATGTGTCTGCTATACAAATTAATAAAAAAGAATTTAGTATTGTAAGAAACCATTTTAAAGGGTATTTTAAATATATAGACGATTTTATATCGGATATGAAAATAGTATTTCCTACATTAAATGATGATTGGGGGATTTATATCCCCGAAGTAAAATATCTATCACCTGAGCCACTTGTCGATTATACTAATTTAGCCCTGACAAAGTTTCCTAATGTTCATTTTGTAGGAGACGCATTATCCGCTAGGGGTATAACGGTAAGTGGTGCACAAGGGATATATGTTGCCGAAGACCTTATTAAATCTTAAATTAAATAATGTTTAATATTTATAATAAAATACGAAATTAATGAAACATTTTTATCTATTTTTTACTTTACTATTAGTACTGTCAAGTTGTACTAAGGAGTTTGGTATAAAAACTACATCAATCCCCCCTGAAGGAGGTCAAGTATTTCCACCTGAAGGAACTTATAAGGAAGGGAGTGTTGTTGTATTAAATGCTGCCCCAAGTAGTGAATATGAATTTGAAAAATGGTCTGGAGACGCTTCAGGTACAGATAAGTCTACGGAAGTTGTTGTTGATGGTTTTAAAAACATTAATGCTAACTTTAAATTAAGACAATACGAATTATTACTAAATGTTGTGGGTAATGGCGAGATAACAGAAACTGTTGTTAATACTGGAAAAGGAACTGATTATGATTCTGGATCCTTAGTTAGATTAGAAGCTGTCCCTGCGTATGGTTATTATTTTAGTAAGTGGTCTATCGATGCTACCGGTGAAGAAAACCCAATCAATATAACAGTAGACAGACCTAAAAATGTAAGAGCAACCTTTGAAAAACTCTCCTTTGGTTTACAAGTAAACACTTTAAGAAATGGTAAAGTTATTCAAGAAATAATAAGTACCGGAAAGGGAACTGACTATGAGTTTGGTACTACTGTTAGATTAACTGCATTACCTGAAACTGGATCAGACTTTATTAAATGGCAGAAAGGTGATAGGAGTTCTTCCAATAAAAACCCTGTTGATATACTCATAGACAGACCTAAAGAGATAATTTCAATATTTGAGTTCGGACTATACAATAAAAGTGTAGGTAAATGGAAGATTAAAAGACCCGCACGAAGTAATAAAGGTATTAATTTCGATGTTTCAAACATAATTTTTAGTAGTGAAGATGACCACGAGTTTAAGCTTAACTACTCTGGAGGGCAAATAATTGGTATCTTTGAGGTTACTTCAAATACAACTATATTACTTGAAGGAATAGGAGAACTATCTAATGTTCAGATAATAGAAGAAAAAATATCATTTAATATAAAGATTACTAACTTATTTCAATTTGATGTTGAGGGGGATAAATCAGTAACATATAAAGAAAATGAAATATACATACCCGATCCTATATTTGAACAAACTTTAATAGATACTGGCTATGATGATATTCTTGATGGATATGTAAAAGATTCTATAGTATTAAGTATTAATGAATTAGATTTAAGTAATAAATTAATAACACAATATAATGGGTTAGAAGAGTTTGTAAATCTTACAAATTTAAATCTTAGTGGAAATGTAATAACAGATGTTCCTTTAATCAATCTTAATAAGCTAACGACTCTTAATTTAAGTAACACAGGTTTAACTGAGTTAGATTTATCCTATAATAATCTTATTACCTTATTAGACCTTACAGGTAACCCTTTATTAGAATGTGTAAAAGTAAGTTCTCAACTATTTGAACAAATACCTATTGGATGGACTTATGATACTAGTACGACATTTGAATTAGAATGTGATTGTCCTACGTTATCACTTATATCTGGACCAGTATCCCAAGAGGTGTGTGATGGGGGGGAAATGCAACCCCTAGTCTTTGAGTTTGGAGGTACTGACACCACTATAAACGTTGATGATTTAGGATTAGTAACTGACATTTCTAATGGGACATTAACCATATCAGGTACTCCTACTTTTGTAAGTGATAATTATAGTTTCTCTGTATTTACAAGTGATGGAAAGGAAAACTGTGCTCAAGTATCACAGACTATTACCTTAAATAAAATCGAACTACCTACTATAACTTTAGATTCTGGTTCCCTAAATCAATCTTTTTACACTTTCCAATCAATGGTTCCTATTGTAGTTACCATAGGAGGAGGTGCTACCGGTTTAACTTTTGAGGGACCTGAAGATAGGGATATAACTCAAGTAGGAAATACCTATACAATCCAAGCTAACTTTTCTGAAGTGGGGACCAATAGTGGAACAATAACAACTATAAGTGAAGATGGTTGTAATGAAGTTTCACTAACTGCTACAATAACAGTCCTTAATATACCTCCTCCACCAGCAAACACATCATCAGGAGGCTCAACATCGGGGAGTACAACGACATCTACCACTTTTACTTGTGAATGCCCAGATGCAACAGTAGGGGATGAAATAACAATAAGTGGGACTGTATATAAAGTTGTAGATAATTCAACTATAGGAGGTCAAATAGCAGCAGGGAATTATAATTTATGTACAACGTTAGTGACGAGTATGTATCAACTATTTAAGAATAATACTACATTTAACTCTGACATCAGTTTTTGGGACACATCTAATGTAACAAATATGCATGGTGTATTTTGGGGAACTTCATCATTCAATCAAGATATCAGTAATTGGGATATGTCAAGTGTTCTAAATACGAATAAGATGTTTGATAGAGCCCATGCTTTTAATCAAGATATTAGTGGTTGGGATGTATCAAATGTGACCAACATGGCACTGATGTTCTATGATGCACTTGCATTTAATCAACCCCTTGGTAGTTGGACTGTGTCAAGTGTGACTAGTATGGAACGTATGTTTAGAGGCGCACGTGTTTTTAATCAAGATATTAGTAGTTGGAATACTTCAAATGTTACTACCATGTCTGCTATGTTTCTAGGCGCATTAGTATTTAATCAAAACATAGGTAGTTGGAATACTTCTAGTGTTACTAATATGTATAGTATGTTTGCTGGTGCATCAGCGTTTAATCAAAGCCTAAATAGTTGGGATGTTAGTAATGTTACTACTATGTGGGATATGTTTCAATCCGCTGATAGTTTTAATGGAAACTTAAGTAGTTGGAATACTTCAAGTGTGACTACTATGATGAATATGTTTAAATACGCAAGAAGTTTCAACCAAGATATTAGTAGTTGGAATGTTAGTAGTGTAACTACTATGGCTGTTATGTTTTTTGAAGCAGATAATTTTAATCAAAATATAGGCAGTTGGAATACTACAGCGGTTACTGATATGTATTCTATGTTTAATAGTGCAGATGATTTTAACCAAGATTTAACAGGGTGGTGTGTTTCGAATATTACATCTGAACCAAGTGCTTTTGCAACATCTTCTTCACTTACAAACGCTAACAAACCAATATGGGGAACGTGTCCCGGAGATTAAATAAAACATTCAATAAATTTGGTATATTAAATTATTATTCGTATATTTACCAATAAAATAGAGATACATGTCAAAACAAACAAAAACACCTTTCCCACAAAGTCGTAAATTAACTAAACCCGATGGTACTATTGCCTATACTTGGGATGGTAAAATGCATAACTGGGAAGGACCAGCACTAATCCCTGAAGGGAATACTCGAAAAGCAGAATATTACCTTTATGGTTTTAAGATGAGTAAAGATGAATGGGGTGAAACTCGAAGACAAAGAGAAGGAGTACCATTTTATAAAAACCAATCTATGAAGGCACAGCTATCAGATTATAGAAATTAATCTAATGAAAAAAGCAGTTATAGTAAGTGGTTACTTTAACCCGGTACACAAAGGCCATTTAGAGTTATTTAATAAAGCTAAAGAACAAGGTGATGAGTTATGGGTTATTATAAACAGTGATTTGCAACGTGAATTAAAGGGAAGTAAAGAATTCATGAACGAAGACGAACGAATGCAAATAGTTAGCAGTTTAAAAATGGTAAACTTAACAATGGTTTCTATAGATGAAGATAATACAGTAAGTGAAACATTAAGAGCACTTCACGTTAAAGCAATAGCTAAAGACCCAAAATGGGAAATAGCATTTGCAAATGGTGGAGACCAAAATAACAATTCTATACCAGAAGCTAGGATATGTCAAGAACTTGGCATATATTTAATGGATGGTTTAGGAAATAAAATTCAATCCAGTAGTTGGTTATTAAAATAAATAAGTTATGAAAATAGGTTTATGTGGTACAATGAGTGTAGGTAAAACTACATTAGTAAATACATTAAAGGAATTAAAACAATTTAAGGGTTATGAGTTTGCTACTGAACGTAGCAAATATTTAATGGGTTTAGGTATTCCATTAAATACTGATTCTACATTAAAAGGTCAAACAGTGTTTTTAGCTGAAAGATGTGCTGAATTAATGAAGGAAAATATAATTACTGATAGAACTATATTAGATGTTATAGCATTTACTAATTCTTCTAAATCAATTGATTATAAAGATAAAGAAGTATTTGAGCAGTATGCTATAGAATTTTTAAGAGAATATGATTATATATTTTATATTTCTCCTGAAGGTATTCCTATTGAAGATAATGGTGTTCGTGAAACAGATGAATATTATAGGGATGTAATTGATTTTTCTATTACACATTTAATTAAAACATATGGGCATAGGATTAATAATATTGAAGTCATTAAAGGCAGTACAGAAAAACGTATAGAACAAATATTAAAGTTTATAGGAAATTAGTCATATTTATAATAAAACTCTACTATAATGAAAAAATCTGAATTAAAAGATTATATCAAAGAACAAATTAAATCTAAACTATCAGAAGCATCTCCTGAAGATGTAGCAAACCAAGCTGATTTAAATAAAGAATTAGAAAAAACTGCTGATTTAATGTCTAAAATGGATATGAAAGAGGAAGAAGAAGAAGATGCTCCCGCTGGTGATAAATCAATAGAAAAAAAGGCTTCTAAACAAGATAAAATTATAAAAGACTATCAACGCCTTAAAGATTTAATGCAAACCGAGCTTGATATGTATAAGAGCTTTGAAAGCCCTGAAAATAAAGATTTAGCTAAACAAAGATTAAAAAAGTTAACCCCAGAATTTCAGGCAGCTAAAAAAGAATACGAAAAATTAAAAGGTGGTAAAATTTAATACGTTAAATATTATTTTAATAGTAGCAATTATTTCATTGCTATATATAGTATTTTTTGGGGAAGATGAGGATTATACTCAAGACTATAATGTAAAAATAGAAGCATTAGAACAAAAAGTTGACTCACTTCACCAAACAAATGCATCTTTAAAATTTGAAGCTGATTCTTTAGGATTAAGATTAGAATCATCAGATAAAAAAATTAAACAATTAAACACCAAAATATATGTTATCAAAAAAGAAACACAGAAGCAGCTTAATGCTGTTAATTCTTTCGGTAATGATGAGTTGGAACAGTTTTTCACAAAGCGTTACAAACAGCCCAACGATTCAATTAACTAATCCCGTAGCTAAATTAATAGTAAAAGACTTAATACAATTTGATGGTTTATCTCAAGAAATGTTAACCATAAAAGGTATCTTAACTGAAACTAATAGTAAACTATACACACAAGGTGAGTTAGTTACAAATTTAAAAACACAGGTTTTAAATTATCAATCTATTATTGAAAAGAAAAGTCAACAATTTACAACCCAAAATGAATTAAATAAAAGATTACAAGTTGACCTTAAAAAACAAAAATTCAAAACTAAATTAATAGGTGGGAGTACATTTCTAATAGCTGCTGGTGTAATTGTATTATTAAAATAAATGTCTGAATTAAAAAAAGTAATACGGCAAGAATATCTTAAATGTGCCCAGGACCCAGTACATTTTATGCGTAAGTACTGCTATATACAGCATCCACAACGTGGCCGCATACAGTTCAACCTGTTCCCATTTCAAGAGAAAGTACTCAAGCTAATGCGCGATAATCCATATTCGATTATCTTAAAGTCTAGGCAATTAGGTATATCAACATTATCCGCGGGTTATTCACTATGGTTAATGACTTTCCATAAAGATAAAAACATACTCTGTATAGCCACTAAGCAGGAAACTGCTAAAAACATGGTTACTAAGGTAAAGTTCATGTATGAAAATTTACCATCTTGGCTTAAAATAACAGCATCAGAAAATAATAAACTTAATCTACGATTACAAAATGGTTCACAGATAAAAGCAACATCTGCGAGTTCAGATGCCGGTAGATCCGAAGCAGTATCTTTGTTATTAATTGATGAAGCTGCCTTTATTGATAATATTGGTGAAATATGGGCTTCGGCACAACAAACCTTAGCAACTGGAGGTGGGTGTATTGCTTTATCTACACCTTATGGTACTGGTAATTGGTTTCATCAAACATGGATAAGAGCAGAAAATAGTGAAAATGATTTTTTACCCATTCGATTACCTTGGTCTGTACATCCCGAAAGAGATCAAGTTTGGAGGGATAAACAAGATGAACTGTTAGGTGACCCAAGAATGGCGGCTCAAGAATGTGATTGTGATTTTAGTACTTCTGGTGATATTGTTTTTTACTCTGAATATATAGAATATTATGAAAAAACATTTGCAAAAGATCCTATAGAAAAACGTGGTGCTGATAGAAACCTATGGGTTTGGGAATCACCAGACTATTCAAGAGATTATATTGTGGTAGCGGATGTTGCAAGGGGTGATGGTAAAGATTACTCGGCATGTCACGTTATTGATGTAGAAAATAATGTTCAAGTAGCGGAATATAAAGGCCAAATTGGAACTAAAGAATATGGGCATTTATTAGTTGGTTTAGCTACTGAATATAATGAAGCGATGTTAGTAATAGAAAATGCTAATATCGGTTGGGCAACTATACAGGTTGCTATCGATAGAAATTATATAAATTTGTATTACTCACAAAAATCAGAGGGTAATGCCGAATCATATTTTGACAAGTATCAAGACCATTCAAAAATGGTAGCAGGTTTTACAATGTCCTCTAGAACTAGACCTATGGTAGTAGGAAAATTTCAAGAATATATTGGAGATAAAGGGGTTACAATCCAATCAAAACGTTTAATAGAAGAAATGAAAACTTTTATATGGCGTAACGGAAGAGCAGAGGCTCAAACGGGTTACAATGATGATTTAGTAATGTCTTTTGGAATATCTATGTATATTCGAGATACAGCTTTGAAATCCAGGCAAAGGGGCATAGATTTAACAAAACAAACATTAAGTAATATGACAGTTAATAGAACAGCTTACCAAGGAACATATTTTTCCAAGGGATCTGATAATCCTTACCATATAGATACACCTCATGGCGGAGAAGATATTAGCTGGTTAGTAAAGTAAATATTTATAATAATAATTAAACACAATGGCTGATAAAGGCATATTTTCAAGACTACAAAGATTATTTTCTACTGATGTAATTATCCGTAATGTAGGAGGAAATCAATTAGATGTAATTGATAGTAGTAAAATTCAATCTAACGGTGCATTAGAAACTAATTCACTAGTAGATAGATACAATAGGATTTATTCTACTAACCCTACTTCATTGTATGGTCAACAGTTCAATATAAACTTCCAATACTTAAGACCACAATTATACTCAGAGTATGATACAATGGATCAAGATGCTATTATTGCATCGGCATTGGATATTATTGCTGATGAATCTACACTTAAAAACGATATGGGTGAAGTATTACAAATTCGCTCATCTAATGAGGATCTCCAGAAAATCCTCTATAATTTATTCTATGATGTATTAAATATCGAGTTTAATTTATGGGCTTGGGTAAGACAAATGTGTAAGTATGGTGATTTTTTCCTAAAATTAGAAATTGCTGAAAAATACGGTGTTTACAATATTATTCCCTACAACGCATATCACATTCAAAGAGAAGAAGGATTTAACCCAGAAAACCCATCTGATGTAAAATTTACATATTCCCCCGATGGTTTAGCAAATCCAAGCTCGGGTATGTACAATGTGCCTAATCAATCCTCTACGAATGTAAATCAAATTCAATTTGATAATTATGAAATGGCTCATTTTAGATTAATAGCCGATACAAATTATTTACCTTATGGTAGGTCATATTTAGAACCCGCTCGTAAATTATTTAAGCAATACACCTTAATGGAAGATGCGATGTTAATTCATAGAATTGCTCGTGCCCCAGAAAAACGTATACACTATATCAATGTTGGTGCTATTCCTCCTAATGAAATAGATGCATTTATGCAAAAAACTATTTCTAATATGAAACGTACTCCCCATATGGATGAAAAAACCGGAGAGTATAATTTAAAGTATAACATGCAAAACATGATGGAAGATTTTTACATTCCAGTCCGTGGCAATGATACTACAACCAGAATTGATACTACAAAAGGTTTGGATTATGATGGTATTAGAGATGTAGAATATTTAAGAGAAAAATTATTCGCAGCACTTAAAGTTCCAAAAGCATTTATGGGGTATGAAAAAGATATTGAAGGTAAAGCTACATTAGCCGCTGAGGATATTAGATTTGCACGTACTGTTGAGCGTATCCAACGTATTATGCTATCAGAATTAAATAAAATTGCATTAGTACATTTATATACCCAAGGATACACAAATGAAAGTTTAACTAATTTCACATTAGATTTAACGACACCATCAATTATATTTGAACAAGAAAAGGTAGAATTGTTAAAATCTAAAGCAGAATTATCACAAGCATTACTTGATCAAAAATTAGTACCTACTGATTGGATATATGATAACATTTATAATTTAAGTGAAGACCAATTTGATGAGTATAGAGACTTAACTAGAGAAGATGCTAAACGTAACTTTAGAATAAACCAAATTGAAGAAGAAGGAAATGATCCTATTGAAACCGGTAAATCATATGGCACACCACATGATTTAGCTTCTTTATATGGTAAAGGAAGAACACAATCAGACCCCGGTAATGTACCTGATGGTTATAAAGAAGATGCTGAATTAGGCCGCCCACAAGATTCAATTACTAAAAGGGATAAACAAGATAGTAACTTTGGGAAAGATCGTTTAGGTGTTAAACGTATGAAAGATACTGACAAAAATGATTCTTCAAATAGTAAAACAATTTCTAATAAAAATTCTTTAACCTTAGAAACAGCACACAATGTTTATCTACAGAATAAAGATATGTTTAAGAAAATCCCGAAAAAACGTTTGGTTTTTGAAAGTGATAAAGAGGGTGAAAGTCTATTAGATGAAAAACAATTAAAGGAGTAATATCCTACACATATTTATAAATAAATATATTTTTGATGAAAATTAAACACTCAAAGTATAAAAATACGGGTATTCTTTTTGAATTATTAGTACGACAAGCTACCGCCGATACCTTAAAGGGTACTGACTCACCAGCTATTAGTCTAATTAAGAAGTATTTTGTAAAAAGCGAATTAGGCCGTGAGTATAAATTATACGAATCTGTTGTAAAATCCAAAGTTATAGGAGAAAATAGAGCTAATGCTACCGTTAGTACTATTTTAGAAACATCCCAAAAATTAAATCGTACTTCTTTAAGAAAAGAAAAATATAATTTAATTGCTGAAATTAAAGAAAAATATAATATAGATAATTTCTTTGGGGCTAAAATTAAAAACTATAAAGAATTAGCTGCTTTATACACTCTAATTGAAGGGTATAATAGTAAAGAAGTAACAAATACTAATCAATTAGTAGATAATAAAGTAACAATATTAGAATATCTAACTAAACAACTTATACCAAGTGAAGACGTTAAGGAAGATATACTTAAAGAATTCCAAACTTACGATAAGGGTCTAAGAATCCTTACATACCAGGTACTTTTAGAAAAATTTAATTCAAAATATCA